GTCTTTTGCTCAAAATATAGCTCCAGCATTAGGATATTTGAATGATATAGTTGAAACTATGGATGCAATAAAAAGAACTCAAGCAGTTGTTCAAGATGGTATAAATCAATTTGAAGAATCTATTACAGATTTTCAAAATAATTTAAACTCATTTGCGGTTAGTTCTGCTCAACTAGGACTTTCTTTTAATAATTTATTTAATACTTTATCAAACGTTGCTAGTGACCCATTAGGAAGTTTTAATATTTTTAAAGATATTTATGGTTTTAGTTCTACACCAAGAAATGCTTATAGTTCAATAGGTAAGTTTGGAATAATTCCTTTATCATCATCCAGAGAAGTATCTGCTGGAGTAATCGGAACAATACCAACTGCTTCTGAACTTTCAGACTTAAGAAATGAACCAATAACATTTGTTCCTGAAGATGTACCTACGCAAACAGAAATAGATACTGGACAAGTTGATTTGTCACTTATGCAAGCATTGACAGAGATAAGAAAAGAGAATTTGAGAAATTTAAATACTATGAATTTGGCAATTAATATTTCTTCATTAGCACAAGCATATTTTGCAGCGGCACAAATTGAATATTTAAACAATTTAGAATTAAAAGAAAAGTTTGATTTATTAGAATCACAATATACTAGACTTGTCGATAATGAGTTTATAGACAATCTATTATCAGATAATTTAGATACTGAAATATTGATTGAAGCATTACAAGATTTGAGAAATGAATTTAGAATATTCAAAGAAACAGAGGAAGTCAATATTGATAAAGTTATTGATTATAATGTTAAAGATACAGATAAGGAAGATACTATTGCATCTTTGAATGATATTAAAAATTATGCTTCATTGGAAGGTGATGTAAAAGTTCTTACGACTGCAAGTTAAATAAAAAGGTAATTTGTTTATGATGTTTATAAAGGTTGATGGCGTTAGATTGGAAGGTTTTATATCTGCAACTGTGAAAAAATCTTTACAGCAATTATGTGGTGAATTTAGTTTTAAAGCAACTTCTGAGGATGTAAGCGAATTTCCTATCTCAAGATTATCAAGTGTTCAAATATTTGTTGATGATACCCAGATTATAGATGGATATGTAGACCAAATTAAAGTTCAATATTCTGCTGATTCTCATACTATCGATATAAAAGGTCGTGATAAAACACTTATATTAGTTGATAGTTCAATTCCTGATAATAGAACCTTTAATACTCCTATTGATATTAAAAAAATTGCTGAAAACATTATCAGTCAATTAGGTGCTGATATTAAAGTAAAAACAGATTTGACTAATTTAAAAATTTTCAAAAAAGAAGATTTGAATAATTTAGTTGGTGATCATGATGAGACTGCTTTTCAATTTTTAGATAGATTAGCCAAAATTTCAAATGTATTATTAACAAGTGATTTTGAAGGTAATTTAAATATTATTCAAAATATTGATCCTTTAATTATTGAAACCATAATTGTAAATAATTCTGCTGAAAACAAAAATGATATTGTCTCTGCTGATATTTCTTATAATGATGTAAATAGATTTAATAAATATACTGTATATTGTCAAAAAAGTGACTTACCTGATATTCCCAATTTAGTTCAAGCAGTTCAAAAAGGACAAACGGCAATTGATGATCAAGCTCTTACTACTAAACAAAAAATATTCACTCTTGAACATGCGGGCAATATTGATGATTGTACCAATAGGGCAAAATGGGAAGCTAATATAAGACGAGCAAAATCGATAATGGCAAATTATGAATTTAATGGTCATTATTATGATAAACAATTTTTATGGGAAATTGGATTGATTGTAAGAGTAAAAGATATTTTTGCAAATATCAATGCCGATTTATTGGTTAATAGCGTAGAATATCGACTATCAAATAGTGAAGGCTCCTCTACATTATTACAATTAATTCCTGCAGACTCCTACACACTGAATCCAAGTTTTGAATTAGGATTTGAAAAAGATAATATATTATTTCAATTAGGATTAGCATAATGCCTTTTATGAAAAACATAATAAGAAAAATCATAATAACTTTAGATAGAATAAGCAATACAGATACACAGAATCAAGGAAATTATATGGATAATATTGTAAAATATACTTCATTTTATCCTTATGGCTTAATTGGAAAAGCAAAAAAAGATTCTATGGCTATGTTGTTCTCGTTATCTAAAGACCATTCTCATTTAATGGCAATGGAATATGATAATAAAAAACTATTAGATTTATTCACAACTGTTGAACCTGGAGAAGTTGCAATTTATCATCCAGATAAAGGTTCATATGTTATTTTTAAAAATAATGGAGATATTCAAGTTGTTTCTGTAAATGATTTAATTTTGAATATTGGAAAAAATGTAACCAAAACAATTGGAGAAGATAGAACAGAAAATATAAGTGGTGATGATACCCAAGTGATAAGTGGAGCGAAAAAAATAACCGCTAATACTTTAAATATTACATCAACAACTACCCACAATGGCAATGTGACTATTAATGGTGATATTCAAGTAAATGGTAAAATAACTGCTACAGGATTAGTCACAGGCTCAGGATTGACAACTGCTGGAGCATTAACTTCTGCCACTGCTAGTATTGGTTCAAAAGATTTTGCCAGTCACCAACATGATGACGCAGGAACTTATTCGGCAGATGGGGATCCTGTTATTGGAACTAGTGGTGGAGTTGTTTAAATTTGAAAATTTGTTAATTATTAATTATGTGCTAAAATGAAAAAAAACATTAGAGATAAATTATGGCAAAAGATATTTTATTAACTCAAAACGAAGATGATTATATTTTTGATATTGACTTTGATACTAATGGAGATTTTTTACTTACTGAAGGATTAGAAACTGCAATTTTCATGAGTTTGTTCTGTGAAAAAAGAGCAGATAGTTCCGAAATTGTTGCACCTGAATATAGGCGAGGTGATTGGTCAAATATTTTAAATGATATAAACAACTATGAAGTAGGCTCTAAGCTTTGGTTGTTAGAAGTTGCAAGAATAGAACAAGAAGCATTAAATACTGGAATAAATGAAATTGAAGAATCTTTAAATTGGTTAATAGAAGATAGTATTGCAAATGAAAGAAGTGCTAATGGTGAAATATCAGGCAATTCTATTACATATAACATAAAAATAGAAAAAGAAAATAACGAGTTTGAAACTTATTATTTTGATGGTTTTAAAATTACTATAGATAATAATTAAAATGGAAAATATATTATGACATTGAATATTCCAGCAACGAGAAAAGCTGTCTCAAATAGAATTAAGTCAGATGTTCAAAATCAACTTCCAGAATCGAATCCATATCTTAGGAATAGTTTTTTACAAGCATTAATTTTTGGATTATCGGGTCGTGTTTTTGATTTATATAAAACTGAAAAACGATTATTAGATTTATTATTTTGGGATACTACAGAAGATGAATATCTGGAAAGAGCAGCAGCCATTTTTGGAATAACAAAAAATGCAGCAACAGAGAGTGAAGGTTATCTGACTATTGCGGGTATTGCTGGAACAATCGTACCAGCTGATACTCGATTTCAAAATAGTGATGGTAAAGAAATTAAAACATTAGGTTCTAAGACTGTTGCAATAACAACAATTACAATATCAACATTAACCCAAACAGCAGGAGTAGCAACAGCAACTACTTCTGGTTCTCACTTATTAGCATCAAATATTGAAGTTGTTGTTTCTGGTGCTGTCGAGTCTGAATATAATGGAACTGTTACTGTTTCAAATATTTTAAATTCTAATCAATTTCAATTTTCAGTAAGTGCAGGGGCTTCTAGTCCAGCAACAGGAAGTCCGCAAGCTGTTTATACTACTGCTAGTTTAGAGGTTCAATCAGTTGACCAAGGTGATGATAATAATATAGATGAAGGTGATAAATTAACAATTACAAGTCCTATCGCTGGATTAGAAAATGATGGTTATGCTCAATATGAAGGTTTACAGGGAGCATCAGACGAGGAAGACGATGAAGATTTTAGAGAAAGATTTTTATTTAGAGTTCAAAATCCAGTAGCTTTATTTAATGCTATAGCAATTGAATTAAAAGCAAAAGAAATTACAGGAGTAACAAGAGTTTTTGTTTTTAATGTAGATAATACAGTTCGAACAATTTCAAATACTTCATTAACAAATGCTGGAAATCAACTTGCTATTTATGAATCTTCATCACCACATGGACTAATTGATGGTCAAAGAGTTACAATAACCGCAGCAGCAGAAAGTCAATATAATGTTACTGGTGCAAAGATAATAATATTATCAACGGCTAAATTTGCTTATGTAATAACAGGAACTCCCGTAAGTCCATCAATAAGCACTCCTGATGCTCAAGTATCAACTGTTGAGGAGGGAGATGTAAAGATATTTTTCACTAGAGATAATGATGATTCCATTCTTCCTTCAAGTAGTGAAATAACAGATGTAAAAAATAAAATATTAGAAATAAAACCAGCTCATACTTCGGATGATAGTGTAGAAGTAAAATCACCAACAGGAAAAACTATTGATTTTGAATTTGCTTCAATAACTGATGATACAAGTACAATGAGAGATGCTATAGAAGCCAATTTAATATCATTTTTTCAAGAAGGTACTTATGTCGGTAGAGACTTATTAGAAAATGAGTATGAGTCAGCAATATTTGCAACTGTGGATGGTGAAACAGGAGATAAATTAGATAGTTTTGTTTTAAATTCTCCAACGGGAGATATAACATTGACAAGTGAAGAATTACCAGTATTAGGAACTATAAGTTATGTATAAGTTCAAACAACCTGACCAACAAAAAGTTCTTGCAGATTATATGCGAAACGATAAATTATTTACTGGTAAAAGAATTTCTACTAAAAAGTTTTATAAATTATTAGCTGGATTAGCAATTGAAATTGGAAGAGTTGAGGGAATTTTAGATGATATTGCAATCAATTATGATCCTGCTCAAACTGTAGAATTAATAGAAAGATGGGAATCTGCAATAGGTATACCATGTGAGTGTTTTCCTGTGTCTGAAAATATAGAAGACAGAAGAAATAATGTCATAGCAAAACTAAATGCCAGTGGAGTAGTCACCGCAGATGACTTTGTAGAATTAGGAACAAAATTTGGATTAAACATTGAAATATTTCCGGGACAAGATGTTTTGACTTTTCCTTATACATTCCCATTTGTTTTGAATGATGGTAATCCAAAATTCATAATGGTAATTAATATCTCATCAACAGAGGTTGGAGATGTTTTTACATATACTTTTCCAATAACATTAAGAAGTGCTGAAAAAATAAATATCGTCCAATGTTTATTTAAAAAATTAGCTCCTGCTAATGTAGAAGTTTTAATAAATGTAATTTAATAGGAGTATTATAAATGCAAGAATTTTCAACCAAGAGTACAGGCTCCTCTTATACTGCTGTTGAATTTAATCAGCATATTGAAGAACTTGAAAATATTATTAAAAGTACAGGTATTGCTTTATCATCTGGTGACTTATATCAAGTATCCAAGGCAGTTGCAAATTATGTAGCTGGTGGTGACTATTATGCTGATAGTGGAATCGCAGATGCTTACGTTTTAACTCCTGTAGGATTAAAAAAAGCACCCGCAGCAGTTCTTGATGGGATGCGAGTAAGATTTAAAGTAGGAAATACTAATACTGGAGCTTCTACTGTTAATGTTAACGGCATTGGTGCTGTTGCAATTAAGGGGTTAGATAACGTTGCATTGGTAGCTGGTGAATTGATTTTAAATGATATTGTAGAATTAGAATATAATTCTACATTGGGCGGTTTCATTATTATGAATACTGCAAAAAGAACAATTAAAAAACTTCTTCAAAATTTTACAGTCATCGGAGATATTGGAGATGTTGCTCAACAAAATGCTGGACATATCTTTGAATTAACAGAACCAGGAAGTGACACTAGCGATGTTATTGCTCAATATAATTTTTTAAATGGGGCTTTGACGACAGATGAAAAAGGAGTCTATGCACTAACAAATCATAATAGTGTTTTGGGAGTTAATGGTATAACAGGAAATGATTATGCAGTTGAATTTAATGGAACTAATAAAGGCTTTTCTCAAGGAACTTTGCTTGATGTTGTGCCAACCGCAATAGCTATAGATACTTGGTTAAATTTAGATGTTGTAAGTGGAGATGATTATATATTTGAAAAACAAAATTCAGCAGGGGATTTTCTTTTCGTTAAAGCCAAATCGGGTTTTATAAGAATTAATGCTAATACTGGTAATCAGATGGATACTCCTAATATATCGGCTTCTGAATGGTTTTTACTAACGATAAATTGGGATACTACAAATGGTTTGAGAGCTTGGATAAATGATGCTCTTGTAGTTCAGAGGGCAGATTTTACAACTTTGATGAGTAATGGAACTTCTAAAGATTTCTACATAGGGAACGAGTCGACTCTAACAACTTATGGAATGGATGGAAAAATGTGTATGTTTAGAGTAAGAGATAAGGTTCTTACTCAAAAAGATATAGATATTGCTTATGCAACTAAATATACTATTCCTTCCTTGATTACTGGTACTGACTATACATTGCAAGCTCTTTTAAAAGAAAATGGTAATGATGATTTTATTTCCGAAGATAAGTCTAATATTGAAATTTCAAGAGATGGTACAAATAATCTTCTATATCGTTATGGTGGGCTTTATGATTCTGCTGATAAATTAAGATTAAAAATTAGAAATTAAACTAAAAGGAATTATAAAGATGAGAACAAGTGCAAAAACAATAAAATTAAATTTGCAACAATATATATTAACTGTAACAGGTACGAATTGGACTACTGTAAGTGCCATAGGGGTTCCATACAAGACAGTTGATGGAGCATGGAGATTGAAATTTAATATCTCAGGAACAATAAGTAGTGGAGCCTCATATATTGCATTGACGGCATCAGGTGTAACTGTAAAAGCTAGCATAACACAGTCTATTTCAGGACATGCGGTTGATGGTGGTGACATTCAAAATAACTTAAACAAAACTGCTGCAAGAGGTGCGACTAATGACATCTATATATCTGGACTAGGTGGAACGACTCTTGATTCCTTAGAAACTTCAGGAGATATAGAATTAGAATCAAAACCCGACTTTATGGAATAGAAGGAAAAAAAATATGCAATTATATGTAAAATTAGAAAATGAAAATATTATTGGTCATGACTGGGACAAGGAAGAAGATATAAATTTTTATAAATGTAAATTTAATAATCCAGCGAGTATTTTTGATACTAATGAAATGGTTTATAAATATAAAGTTGTTGATGGTAAATTTATTGAATTGACTCAATCTGAAAAAGATAATCATGTTTTAAAAAAAATACAAAAAATACAAAAAAGAAAAGCTGAAATTTTAAAAAGATTTAAAGAAATAGATTTAGAATCAATTAGACCAATGAGAGCTTTTAGAAATAGTTCAAATGTTGATGCTGATGGAGCAAAAATAAAAGTATTAGAAGGTGAAGCAAAAACATTAAGAGAAGAATTGAAAACTTTATAATTTAGGAGTTATGAATGAAAATGAAATTTGTTTTAATATTTTTTAGTTTAATGTTTTTGACATTATTTGCAGGAACAACAAATGATAAGCAATTTTTGTTTGATTCTGATACAGGTCAATTGCTCGTCAATTCAAGTGCAACAGCCCAAAGTGATGCTTTGAACAATATTGAGGAAGGAAGTTTGGCTTTTGGTTCTGTTGGTGCAGGATATTCAACAATATTAGCATTAGGAACAAGTCAAGTTTATGCTCATCTACTTATTTCAAATAGTTTAAATCAAGATATTGTTTTGAGATTCGGAGGAGCAAATGAGATGACAATATCCGCAAGTGAGAGCCGAACTATGGATGGTGTTATCTTAAATGGGAATATTGAAATAAAGCATAATGGTGCTGCGGCGACTGCTGGAACAATTTATTTAAATGCATGGTAAAGTTGAGGTAAAAATTTTATGAAAAAATTATTTTTATTCATTATTTTTATATTATTTAATACCATCATCTTTGCTTCAGGAGTAGCTCCAAGCGCAGTTCAAATCAAAAATTCAGATAATGAAATAGCTGGAATTAATAATGGTGGTCTTGATACAAACGTTCAGGATCAAACTACCGATGCACTTGATTTATATTTTTTAAAACAAAAGGCAATAACCACACTTTCTGCTGATGCTGTAATAGATGCTAATACTATTCAAGTAACATCTGCAACAGGATTTACAGTTGGAGATTATGTTGGTATTTTTGCAACTGGTGTAGCTGAAGATAGATTTTATTTTGCGGAAATATTAACAGTTGTTAGTACAACATTAACACTAGATACGCCATTAGATTTTGCTTTTGGAAGTGGAAGTATTATTGTTTCACAAACAAGAGATTTAGATGTAAACGGAGCTTCGACTTCACAAACATATCAAATTACAGTTGGTGGAAATTTATCACTTGAAATAACCAGATTGATATTTGCAATAACAACAAGTAGTGCTGTTGATTTAGATAAGTTTGGAAATATTGGTGGAGGTCTTACAAAAGGAATAGTTTTAAGAATAAATGATGGTATTAAAAAAAATATTGTAAATATAAAAACAAATAGAGATTTAGCAAATTTAGCTTATGACTATACAACTTTTGCAGCAACAAATCCTCAACAGGGTGTAGATGGTCTTGTAGTAAGATATTCTTTTGCTGGACAAGATAAACATGGTGTTGTTATTAAGTTATCTCCTGGGGATTCTTTAGAGTTAATTATTCAAGATGATTTATCCAGTTTATCCTCATTTAGAATGATTGCTCAAGGACATGTAGAACCTATTAATTAAAGGAAAAATATTATGTCAGGTATACATTCAAATGTAGCAAAAGATTTAGTTCAGCAAAGTCCAAGATGGGATGATTTTATAGTTCCTGCTTCTAGTTTAAGACTTGGTGGTTCAAAACCACCATTAGACACTGCTTATAAAGGTGGTTATGTTTTATCTTTTATTGATGGTTCAGATAAAGCTATTTATTTCAATGTCCAAATGCCTCATTCATGGTTACTTGGAAGTGAGATACGTCCTCATTTTCATTATGTCATGGATGTAAATGGAGCAGGTGGTGGAGCAGAAAATGTAAAATTTGACTTTACTTATTCATGGGCAAATATAGATTCAGAATCATTTCCCTCAGAAACAACAATTTCAAGTACTGTTGATGTTCAAAGTATTAATGCTCATGTTCATAAGATTTTTGGATTACCTTATATAACAGTTCCTAATAAAAGTTTAAGTTCAATATTGATTTGTAGCTTAACCAGAGATACCACTGTAGCAAACAATAGTAGCAATAATGTTTATTTCATGTCTTTTGATATTCATATTAGATATGATACATTAGGATCATCTCAAGAATTTATTAAATAATACTAATGGTGGCATTATGCATGAATGTAAACAGGAAACTGCTATCAATATGATTTCTCAAGATATTAGAGATATTAGACATGAAGATTTAAAAACTGTTAATGAAAAATTAGATAAACTATTAGCCTTCAAGTGGAAAATAGTTGGAGCAACTATTGCAACAAGTGCAATAGTATCTTTTATGATAAGTTTTATTTTAAAAAAAGGAGGGTGAATGAAATTTTTATTATTATTTCTTTTTATGTTATTTATGCTTTCATTAACGGCATTAGCAGGAGAAGGGTCGAGTAATCCTGCTTGGTTTTCTACTGTCTCGATAATCGCTGGGTTTTGTGTTTTAGTTCTTGAATTTTTTCTAGGACAAACTAAGTGGATTAAGCCAAATTCTATTGTAGCATCTATTTTTTTAATATTAAAACAGATTGGCAAGGGATTAAGTGAAGCACTAAAGCAAGAAAAAGAAGAAGAAAAGAAAGAAGAGGTTAAAGAATGAAGTTTACTTTTTTTGGAATTTTAATTATTTTCTTAACTCTTTTAATGGGTTGCTCAACAACTCCAGAAAGAGAGGTGACTAAGCAAATGCCTAACTTTATGTCATCTAGTCAAATTGATAATCAATTTAAAGTCATGAAACAATCAGGGCAAAAAGATGAACCAATTGTTTTATCAGTTGATGATTATTCTAGGTTTGAGCAATTAATACCTTTGGAAAAGTTTTTTTCAAATATTCCAGATAATGATTTTGAAAGAAAAATAAAATTAAATGATAATAATAATAGATTAAAAAATGAAGGTGTTGATTTTCGCATTAGAGATTCTCCCGTTCGCTCGCAATGGAATGGCACTTGCACAGCAAATGCACTTGTAGCCGTTTGGGAAAATTTAAACAATAAAACTAATTCTAACAATATAATATTATCGGCTAGGCACTTGTGGGCTGAACAAGGAGAAGCTTACTCTTGTGATATATCAATCAAAACTATGTCAGATAGCCGTATATGCGATAATAAATATTGGCTACAAACAAGCAAAAAAGCAATGCCGGGAGGTCATTGCAATAAAAATAAACATGCAAAGATATTAGAATATGAATATTTGGGAAATGATGTTGATAGTGTAATTGATAGTTTAGATAAAGGTTTTCCTGTTTATTTAGCTATGAGTACACCTTATGAAATGGTTCAATGTAAAAAAATAATTTCTCCCTATTCACCTAAAACAAACGGCGGACATGCTCTTGCAATTGTTGGGTATGTGATTGTTCCAGAGATGAAAGGAGAGGGATATTTCATAATAAAAAATTCATGGGGATCGGATTGTGGCGATAATGGTTATCAGTATCTCCCATTCTATCAGTGTGAAAACGGAGATGGATATTGTATCTTTTGGGAAGTAAGTAAAATTGAATCTAAAAAAAATAAATATGTGAAAAAAAAAATATGCTATCCTAAAAAATTTCTTTGGTGGAAATGGAAAAAATGTTATTGGAAATTAGTTGAAAGTTAAGTATATTGTTCCTGCAATATTTATAAATCTTTAAAATCCTATTAAAACACTCATTACACCTTGTGTTGAAAAAACAAACAAACATTTCCTCAAAAATGAAGCATTGCAAAAGGATAGTTGACACTGTTTGTCTTTTGTGATATTTGTTATTTGTGTTGACAAAAAAAGAAAGGAAAATTAATGAAAAAAACATTATTATTTAAGTTATTAGGTGGAGCATTAGTAGGTATTGTTATGGGTATTGTAGCGCAATTATATGCAGGAGTTGGACCAAATAGAGCAACGAAATATTTAAAAGAAGCAGCGGGAGGTGGTGCTGCTGGATTTGTTGCCATAACAGTAAAAGAATGTGGTGGACGAGTAGCAAGAGAAGTCAGGAAAACAACAAAGAAAAAAGAATCTCCTATTTTTAATCGAGTTACATTAGTTATGGATTTGGCATTTGAACATGGACAGTAATAAGTAAATCATATAATTAATTCTTCTTATTTATGATATAATTTTTATATCTATAATAAGGAGAACAAATGTTTTATTTCAAAATTCTATTTTTAATTCTATTATTATTTTCTACTCAATGTAATTCTATAAAATATAAAGAAGATTTATCAATGTTTTCTTCAGGATTAGCAAAAAGTCCTCAAGCTATTGTTTGGATAAATGGTGGAGTCTGTAGAAGCATGAATAAAGTTGGTTTATGTTATCTTGAACAAAGTAGAAATAAAGATTTGATTATTATTTTAGAACCAATGCCATATGCTTATAATTTTTCTCTCATATGTTCCTCCTATCTTCATTTTAATGTGAAAAAGTTGATACCAGCACACGCAGAACGTATGATTACTATACCATCAAATAAATATGATACAATGATTGGACCAAACGGAAAAGAAACATTTGTTTTTAATTGCGAAGGATCGTTCCGCCAGGTTGAAAATTCTGATTTTGCATTTAAATATTTTTCAATGCGGATAAAAATAATTGAAGAAAAATTTAAAAGAATAATGAAAATTGAAAAAGTCAAATATAAACGAAAATGGTATATGGTTTTTGGACAATATGCAAAATATGGCATGATACAGATAAATAATAAGAAAAAATACTGGAAAAAAAAACCAATTTATAAAATAGGTCGTAATTATCAAAATATTAGGGCTTGGAGTTGTTCCTCTCAAGAAAGGTGCAATTACTATGGCTATCAATAAAAAGTTGAATACAAAGGCAAACAAGCGGTTTGTTTTTAATGTTGAAAAATATTATTCAGGTCTAACTTCTGATCATGTAAAAAAATTAATAACACAAGTTGTCGGTTTGGAAAAAAGTTATTTTGCATTGATATTTTTATTGGCAAAAATTATAACTTTGTCGGTATTATTAAATATGCATGATAAATTGATTGATAGAATAAAAGAAAAAGATTATCAAAAATTTATTTTACAACAAGATGAAGACTCAAATACTGATGTTAATAATTAATTTTCAATAGTAAAAACTTTTTCAAAGATAATACAAAAACTATATAAATCATGACCAATATCCATAAAACCTTCTTTGAATTTTAAAGATTCAATATTTGCTTTTGCAAATTTTTCCATAAAAGATTCAAAAGTATATCTTTGTAAATGTTCTGGATTAGAATCATTATTGTAATAACGATCATCAGGGAGATATAATATTAAATGTCCACCTTCTTTTATGAGAGAAGCCCAATTTTTTAATGCTTTCATGTCATCTTGTAGATGTTCTAAGCAGTGTGATGAATAAATAAGATTAAAATAATTTTTTAAAAAAAATTTATTTAAGTCTAAAATATCATCATTGTTTTCTAAAACATGATCGACCGTTGGTAAATTTCTTCCATCAATTCCAATTGCATCTTTTGTTATTTTATCATTACCGCATCCAATATCTAGAATCTTATTTGCTTTTTGTAAATAATAAGAAATTTTTGGTCTGATTTTTTCTGTTTCAGAATGATAAACTTTTGAATAACCTTTGCTTTTTTCTGTCACTTTTTACTCCTTTAATGTCTTAGGCCATATGATAAATAAAGGCTTTATGGCGATAGTAAATTAATAACAAATCATACATTGATTAGTTTGTAATTTATAAACAATTTGAGGCTTATTTAAATAAAATTCATCTATAGCCTTTTTAGCGCCAGGGCAACTATCAAAATTATAATCATCGGATAAAATAATTCCACCTTTTGTCATTTTATCATCAAAAAAATTTAAAGCTGATTTATAAGATTTATATATATCTACATCCAAATGCACAAATGAATATTTTTGATGTTTATGATGTTCATGGGCGGAACCAGGGAATACACCTGCTATTATCTCATAGTTAGTATTAAAATCTTTTAAATAGTCAGTAACACTCAACATTGATGTTTCATTAAATCGTCCTTCAATATGTAAGTCCTTAGTGCAATCACAAGGAGGTAAACCTTCAAATGTATCAAATAAATAAAGTTTTTTTCCTGACTCATAATGTTTTAAAATTTGTAAAATTAATTTTGCAGTTCCACCTCTATAGACTCCTATTTCGGCAATTTCTCCATCAATATAATTATCAAGAACATACTTACTAATATCATGAATAACCTGTAATCTGTCAAAACTAACAATAGTATGGTCATGCATGTTTATAAAATAGTTATAAAAAAAATCACCATACTTGTTTGCTTTGTCAAGTAATATTTCTTGTTCAGAATTAATCAAGTTCATAACAACCTTTCTTTATTTTAAATTTTTAAATCTGATTTTATTTATCTCTGAGAGTAATCTAAACATAACAGTATTTTTCCAAAAAATATCATTCAATTTTTTTATATTTTCTGGTTCAGTTAATAGTCCTGATACTAATTTGAAAAATTCGTCTTCGTTTTTATATTGCATTGAAAAGTTTGTCCATTCATGCATAAGTGGAGCAACTGGTATGGTTGAAGTATAAACACTTTCTAAAGATGCAATATTTGATTTGCAATTATTAAAAGTATCCTCTATTAAAGGAACTAAGAGTATTTTTGGATTTAGATTATGTAAAAAATAAAAATAATCTATTATATCAGATGTTGCTTTGTAATATTCACAATTTTTCATTCCATTTGTGATAAATGTTGGATTAGTACCCATGAATATAAATTTATGATTAGTAAATGTTTGTATCAATTTTATAATAACATCTTTATATCTTCTTAAGTCTTGAGAATGACTTTGAGTTCCTCTCCACAGAACAACATTTTGACTTGGTTTAGTTATTTTGTTTTTAACTGGGAAAGTATAATCACAATGAGCATTAGGAATGATTATTGTATTTTGATTATAAGGCAAAAATTCATCTTTTAATCCTTTTGTTGGAACCCAAACTTGGTCAGCTAAATTTAATATTTGTTTAATATTATAAATCAAATCTTGTTTAGTTAATTTATGTATTTTTTCAATCTTCGCTAAAAATGGATTGTGAGCAGGAATGTCTAATAAATAATCATCATAATCAACAATGATTTTTTTATTCATCATTTTACATTTCATGATGATTTTTATATGTTCTAAAAGAATTGGTCTTTGTAGAAAGACGGTATCAACCCCTTTTATCTCGCTCCATTCATATTTGTTTAAATAAATAATTTTGACATTATGATGATTTTCCAATTCTTTCAAAGGTCCATAAGCTCGATACCAAGAAGTCGCATCTTGTTTGTTTGGAACAAATGCTGCAATTTTTATCATTTAATTGTCCTTTTAGCACTTAGTAATTCCGTAAAAAAACGGAACCCTAATGAGCAATAGTGTTTAATATTTCAAAGATTTTATTAGTTATTTTTTTCCATGTAATAGATTTGATACAAGAAAATTCTTTTTCATTTGTACACTTGCAAAAAGTAACAGGAGGTTCTTTTTCATGCAGACAAAATCTACAATCATTTTCATTTGGGGATATAGTATAACTATTCATTATTCTATTTTCAGGATTAACGCATGAGAATATAGATAAGCATTTTAAAGTTTTTATTGTTTGTGCAATATGAAACACTAGACTATCTACCCCGACAAACAAATCACAATGTTCTAATATTGCTTTACAATCATTAACAGTTGTACAACCACGGACATCAATGATTTTTTCATTTTTAAATAATTCATAATCTCCAGATTTTCCCATTAAAATAATTGTGTAATCTTTTTTCTTTTTCAATATCTCCTTAACAATTACAATCCATGTATCTCTTGATATAGACCTGTTTTCCCAAGTTTTGGCAGTATGAATAGCAATAAGTTTTTTAGATTTTAATCCTTGAATTAAGTATTGAGCTTTTTCATTATTATATTCTTTTGGATAGAGTTCTGGCCATAAATCACATAAAGAATAGTCATTACTACCAAAAATCTTATTTGCATATGATGTTATAATATGTTGCTTGGGGTTTTTTTCATATTCCAAATCTAAATTTATTAACACATCATAATCGATTAAATCCAAACTATCAGTTACTTGATTTACATATGGGTTATTATCAAAAATACTTACACAAGCAGTTAGTATATTAATTGTTATATTGGGATATTTTAATGATAATTGTTTTATGATTCCTGTTGTGAGTAAAACATCACCAACAGCACCAGCTCGTCTTATGCATAATTTGCAATATTTTTCATTTAATAATTCTAATAATTTTGTTTTATATTTATCATTGTTTAAGTCTATATAAGTTTCTATGTCATGAATTTTTACTTTTTTAAATTCTTGTTCAAATATTTTTTTTGATTGTAATTCTTTTTCAGCCCATGACTTATTTATTTTTCTTTTTATATCATCAAAATTTCCTCTTGTTGCACCTTCTAAATGTATTAATTCAATTTTGGGATTATAATAAACTTTATATCCATTTTTCCAAACATTCATGCAATAAGCGGTATCATCATAAGCAAGCCAATATTTAGAATCCAACATACCATATTTTTCAATATATGACTTTCTCATACAAAATAAAGCACCAGTAACGGCAATTAGATAACGTTCAATAGAAGATTCGTATGCTTTTAAATATGGTTTATGCCAATCGGTATGTAAAAATAATGATGAGTTTGGCTGACGATAAATGCCACCATGTTGAATTTTACCATCTGGATATAAATATCTACCTCCCACAATAGCTATTCTATTATCTTTTTCAAAAGAATTAATTATTTCAGTTTCTATTTCTTCTTTAAAAATAATATCTGAATTTAAAGCAATAATAATATCTCCCGTTGCCTGTTCAATACCAGTATTGACAGCAGAAGAATATCCTAGGTTTTCAGGAATATCATATAATTGAAATTCTAATAAGTTTTGCAAATCTAATTTTTTTAAATGATTTAAATATTCAGT